TGGTGCATATAGGACTACTCAAAGACAAGATAGTAATGACACCGACAATCAAGCTCCAAGTGGAGGTTGTGGAGGTGGAGGTTCATCATCTGGAGCAGTTGAACATATTGGAGGAGCAGGTACATCAGGACAAGGTTATGATGGCGGAACAGGAATTACACAAAATCCTTCACCTAACTACGGAGCAGGTGGTGGAGGAGGAGCAGGAAGTGCAGGAGGTGCTGGTACTCCTACATCAGGAGGAAATGGTGGCTCTGGTCAATCATCTACAATTAAAGGTTCTTCAATTACATTTAGTGGTGGAGGTGGTGGCTCTACATTTTCAGGAGGTTCAGGAGGTTCTGGTGGCTCTGGAGGTGGAGGAGCAGGAAGTGCAACAGGACAAGGTACGGCAGGTTCAGCTAATACTGGCGGTGGTGGCGGTGGTTCTGAAAGAAACGGCTCGTCTGGAACTAATGGAGGTTCTGGTAGAGTTATATTAAGAGTAGCAACTTCAGATTACTCAGGAACATACACAGGTTCACCAAGTATTAGTACGTCTGGTTCAGACACAATTTTAGATTTTACAGGAACAGGGAGTTACACAGTATAATGGCATATTTTGCAAAATTAGGAAAAGGAAACATAGTTGAAACTGTTGTAGTTGTTTCAAATGATACAGCAACAACTGAACAAACAGGTGTAGATTTTTTAAATAATCTTTACAAAACTAGAGATGTTTGGAAACAAACTTCTTACAATGGAAATTTTAGAAAAAACTTTGCAGGTAAAGGTTTCACTTATGATGAAACAAGAGACGCATTTATTCCACCTAAACCTCATAATAGTTGGACATTAAACGAAACAACTTGTTTATGGGAAGCACCAGTTGCTAAACCTACAGATGGTCAAAGATATACTTGGAATGAAACTAATAAAGTTTGGGATTTAATAGAATAATTTTTAACAACAACAAAGGAGTAAACTATGTTTGAAACGTACATAAAAATGTGGGAAAATTTATTTTCTTACAAAAACTTTAAAAGCGAAGTTCAAAAATGGAACAAAAAAACTGTTCAATTTTGGCAAGACGCTATTGAAGATATAACAACTTCTAATAAAAAAGATAATGATTAAATTTTTTAAAAAGTATATTTGTAAAATCTTTCACAACAAAAAATGTGTTTGTTGGTATAAAAAGATTGAGAGCGGCACTTTGTAATGTCTAAGAAAAAGATAACGCCAAAACAATACGCAGATGTATCAACTGGCGTACGTCTTTCTTCACACGAAAAACTTTGTGCAGAACGAATGAAGCAATTGCACGAAAGTATTAAAGAGTTAAACAAAGAAGTTAAACAATTAAGACAAGATGTTTCTAAAGGTAAAGGAGCAGTTAGTCTTCTTGTGTTTATATCTACAATCATAGCAACAACTATTGGATATTTTCAATTTAAAGGATAAATATGTTTAAAATAATGGCATTAATGTGCGTATTTGCAGTTAATGGACAAAATTTATGTCTTGTTGGTGATATACCATCTAGTAAATTTAATACTGAACAAGATTGTTTAAATGCGGTTATGAATATAGTAAATTTTACAGACGAAGATTTTAAAAGCAGAGGCATTGGTATGCAGATGCAATGTGTAAAACTACCAGAGAACGTTTAATATGGCATTTCCAATATTAAGTGCAATAAAATTAGCGGCAGAAGCTGGAAGTCATATTTATAAAAAACGTCAACAAACTAAAATGTTAATGGCTGACGCTCAGATGAAACACGCTGAGAAGATGGCTAATGGTGAAGCTGAGTATGCAGGTAAATTATTAGAAGCAAGACAATCAGATTGGAAAGATGAATTTGTTTTAATAATAATTTCTTTACCTATAGCTGTCTTAGCTTGGGCTGTTGTTAGTGATGACCCAGAAGCTTTAGAAAAAATTAAATTGTTTTTTGAATATTTTTCACAACTTCCTAGTTGGTTTACTAATTTATGGATTTTAGTAGTTGCAAGTATTTATGGAATAAAAGGAACTCAGATATTTAGAGGCGGAGATAAAAAATAATGACTAGAAAAACTAATAGTATGTTAATTGGAATATTAGGTGTCATATTGTTAGGTTTAAGTACGTGGGTTCTTGTAACTCTAGTGGAATTACAAACTTTAGTTGCTATTATTCAAGAAGAATTAATGGGATTAGATAAGGTCATAGGTCGTATCTACAATCACATTGACAGACTAACATCAAAATAATGAATAAAAAACTTACATTTGAATTTATTAATGCAGGTACTTTTCAAGAATATGATTATACTTGTGAAGATGCTGAATGTGAGTGGAAGCAAGTAACTGAATATTGGAGACTAAATGGCTAAACAAAAATTTTTACATTTTGAACCAAGACAAAAGCCTAAAAAAAGAAAAGGAAGAAATGCAAAACGACCAAATAAAAAACAACAGCGTAAAAAGTACAGAGGACAAGGAAGATAAAAATAATTTAGACCAGATTATTAAAGAGTTACCTCAGTTATTGGTAAAACACGCTTATGCAAAATTAAAATCAGGTCAAGAATTAACAGCTTCAGAAATGAAAGTATGTTTAGAGGTTTGTAAAACATATAGTACAGATAGTTTACAAAAGAAACCTGATAACATACTAGAAGACGTTCCTTTTGATATAAATGAATAGTAAACTTAAAAATTTTAAAAATTTCTTGTATCTTTGTTGGAAGCATTTAAACCTTCCAGAACCAACACCTATACAATATGATATAGCTGATTACTTACAGTCTAAAGATAAAAGATTAGTTATTCAAGCCTTTAGAGGTGTAGGTAAATCTTGGATTACTTCAGCATTTGTTTGTCATCAATTATTGTTAAATCCACAACGTAACATACTTGTGGTATCTGCATCTAAAAGCAGGGCTGATGATTTCAGTACATTTACACAAAGATTAATTGGTGAAATGCCAATATTAACACATTTACAACCTAGAGATAACCAAAGACATTCTAAGGTATCGTTTGATGTAGCGCCAGCGTTAGCATCACACGCACCTTCAGTGAAGTCTATGGGTATTACAGGTCAGTTAACAGGTTCAAGAGCAGACTTAATTATTGCAGACGACGTAGAATCTGCTAATAACTCACAAACTCAGTTAATGAGAGATAGATTAGGTGAGACAGTAAAAGAATTTGATGCGATTATTAAACCCGAAGTAGGTCGTATTATATTTTTAGGAACACCACAAACAGAAATGTCATTGTATAATGATTTGGAAGAACGTGGTTTTAAAACTAAAATATGGACAGCATTATATCCTACTAAGGCACAACTAATAAGTTATGGGCATAAGATAGCGCCTATGATTGCAGAGATTACAGATAAAGAAGGTAAACCAACAGACCCTAGAAGATTTGATGAAGTTGACTTATTAGAACGTATGTCATCATATGGTCGTTCTGGATTTAACTTACAGTTTATGTTAGACACGACTATGTCTGATGCAAACAGATACCCTTTAAAATTAAACGATTTAATTGTGTTGTCAGGTTGTTCAACTTGGAAAGAAGCACCAGCTAAAATACAGTGGGCTTCTGGTGTAGAACAAATAAAAGCTATTGACCCTGATATACCAAACGTAGGTTTAAAAGGTGATTATTATGTAGCACCAATGCATATAAGTCCTGAGTTTACACCTTTTGAGGGTTCTGTTATGTCTATTGACCCTTCTGGTCGTGGGGAAGACAAAACAGCGTATGCGGTGCTCAAAATGCTTCACGGAGTGCTTTATTTGACTGCTATAGGCTCTTTAGACGGTGGTTACAGCGAAGATACTATGGCTAGACTAGCTCATATTGCTAGAGAACAAGATGTTAACTATGTTGTAATCGAGAGTAACTTTGGTGATGGTATGGCTACACAGTTATTAAAACCTGTAATGGCTAAGATACACCCTTGTGAAATAGAAGAAGTAAGACACAATATTCAAAAAGAAAAGCGTATTATAGATACATTAGAACCTATTATGAACAGCCATAGACTGGTTGTTGATGATTTAATTATTAAAGAAGACTTTAAACTAGAACCTGACCATCAGTTGTTTAGACAGATGACTAGGATAACCCGAGACAAAGGAGCTCTAAGACACGACGACCAAATTGATGCTTTGGCTATTGCCGCTAATTATTGGGTTGAACGTATGGACAGAGACCAAGTCTTATCATACAACCAACACAAAGAAGATTTGCTTGACAGAGAACTTGAGAAGTTTATGGAATCAGCAATTGGAAAAGAACCACAAGAGGATAGATTTATATAATATGGAAAATCAAAATGAAAATACTGATGTTTATTTATATCAAGTTGTTAAAAAACGTGTAGCACAAAATGAAGGTAGAAGAAATGACGTATATATAGATACCGAAGGTCATTTAACTGTAGGTACTGGATATAAGTTACCTAAAAATAGTGGTTTAAAAAAAGGTGACCTTGTTGATGATGCTTTTATTGATGAAAAGTTTAATCTTACATTTAATGACGCTGTGGCAGGAGCTAAAAGATTAACTAAAGATTTTTATTTAAAAGATGAAGCATTTGGAGTAGTTGTTGAAATGGTGTTTCAAATGGGAACAAAAGGTGTCTCTAAGTTTACAAAAACATTAGATTACCTTAAAAACAATGAATATAAGAAGGCAAGTGAGGAGATGTTAAAAGGTAGTGAGGATGGAACCCTTAGTAAATGGGCTCAACAGACACCAGAAAGAGCTATACCATTGTCTGATATAATAGCTTCTTTAGAATAATAAGGACTAAGTAATACCTGTTAACCCTTATTTTTATCTAATATGGGTACCTAAATATTTTGTAAAAAAATATGAAGGGGTATATCGTACGTAGGCGGGGCGGTTTCCCCCATAGCATCACCGATAACGGCGGCAAAAACATCCCCTATAGCACACATTTGGGCAAACTTAAGGCATATTATAGGCATAACCAAAGGCAACCGGCTCCGGCGTGGGTAAAAATAATCTGCTGCGTGTGTGAGATTGTCTGTTTTTTTAGTTTAAGTAACAGGCGTACACATAGCCTTTAATGACACATAGAGACACATAGAGACGCATAGAACACTTTATATTAACCTT